TTTTAAACAATTATGACAGAACAAGAAACAATCAATAGGATGTTAATGCAAGTACTTGAAGAAGATTGCTACATTAACCCTGAACAAGAAATAGAATATCCAATCCCTGCTATTAGTTGTGGTGAAAAAGAATACGAAACTAAAGATGGTTATAAATCTTTTCCTATTCCAATAGGTACTTATGGTAACTTTTCATTTATACAAGCACCACCAAAGAGCAAAAAAACGTTCTTTATTTCGCTTTTAAGCGGTGTTTATATGAAAAATGAACTACAAGGTTTTGGTGGTAAATTACGTGGTAATAGGCAAGATAAACACGTTATACATTTTGACACCGAGCAAGGGAATTTTCACGCATCGTTAGTTTTTAAAAGACCATTACAAATGACAGGTGATAAAGATGATAAATACCACACTTACGCATTACGTCAATTAGGTTTTAAAGAACGAGTTTCTTTTATTGAATATATACTTTACGATAAATTAGAAGGCAATGAAATTGGTTTAGTTATTATTGATGGTGTTGCTGATTTATGTGCTGATGTTAACAACATAGAACAAGCAAGTGAAGTTGTACAACATTTAATGCGATGGTCAAAGGAATTAAATTGCCATATTGTAACAGTTATTCACTCAAATTTTGGAACAGATAAACCAACGGGGCATTTAGGTAGCTTTTTAGAAAAGAAAGCAGAAACACAAATACAATTAGAACTAAACACAGTTAATAAAGAACTTGTTAAAGTAAGTTGCAAAAGAAGTAGAAACGCAAGTTTTGAAGATTTTAACTTTAAAGTAAACAATTTTGGATTGCCTCAAGTTGAAGGTGATTTATACGATATATTAAAAGATATAAAATGTTAATAACTTATTAATAAATTTACGCAATGGAAAACTTAACTATTAAAAATCATTTGCACGAATTACAAGTAAGCACATCAAGAATGTTGGTTTACAATTCTGATAACCCTGAATTATTATCTTACTTCAAAGATGTTACTTTTAAGTTACAAATTATTGAACAATTATTACAAGTTGATTCTGTTTTAGATTGGCAAAGCATTGAAGAAGCATATAAATCAATTTTAAAGCAAGATACTGAACTAACTGATGTTGATATACGTATTAGTTTAAAACCTGCAATAGAACAAAAGGTAGCGAAGATAACCGCAAAACTTTATTAATATGATATACATTCTTTTATTTTTTTCTTTAATCTTATTTTCTTTGACTTTAGCAGTTCAGCAAGGTAAGGATGTAAGATTAGCTATTATCAATGGTTTTATGATTGGTGCTTTATACGATGTAGAAGAAGCTGATGATGAAAAATGGCACACACTTCAAATATTAGTAGGAATACTATCAATCAACATTTTATGGGAAACGAATCAATATTAGAACGAGTTGCTAAATACCATAGTGATTGGGTAGAACTTGCTGCAGTGTTTGACAAAGATTGGGCAGATGATATTGTGCAGGAAATGTATCTTTTATTGCATAAATATAAAGTAACCGAACAACAAATGTTTACCAATGGTAAAATCAATCGTGGTTATGTGTTTATCATAATAAGAAACATACACTTTCAACTTCATAATATTAGAAAGCGTATTGATAAATGTGAATTGAATGATGATATTTATAATTTAATTGATGATTATTCTGAAGAAAAAGAAATTGAATGGGATGACTTTAGAACAAAAGCTGAAGAAGAAGTTAATTCTTGGGAATGGTATGATAAAAAGCTATTTACTTTGTATAGGGATAATAAAACATCAATACGCAAATTAGCAAAAGAAACCGGTATTAGTTTTGTTTCTATATTTCACACATTAAAAGCTAATAAGCAAAAGCTGAAAAGGTTACTACAAGATGATTACGATAACTTAAAACTTTAAAAAAATGGCAAAAAGAAAATCAAAAGGGCTTGGTGATACAATAGAACAAATCACTGAAGCAACAGGAATTAAAAAAGTAGTTGAAGCAATTTCAGAAGCTACAGGAATTGACTGTGGTTGCGAATCAAGAAAGGAATTATTTAATGAGTTATTTCCTTACAAACAAATTGAATGTTTAAACGATGAAGATAACGAATGGTTAACACAATTCTTTTCAGTTACAAATAATCAGTTAACACCAAAGCAACAAAACAAAATAATTGATATTTACAAGAATGTTTTTAATCAAGTAATATCACCGTCAAATTGTGGTTCTTGTTGGAGAGACAGAATAAACGAATTAAAGAAAATTCACGACACACAGAATGCATAATTGGAACGAGCAGGATTTATTCCTTTGGTTAAAAGAAAACATTTACAAGGATTTAGTTAAATCTAAAAATCCAATGAGTAGATGGGATTGTTACTCGCCAAACTTCAAACATCGTATAGAGTTAAAATGTAGAACAAGACACTTTAACGAAATGCTATTAGAAAAGAAAAAGTTTGATGCTATGTTGAGTGAATGCGAAAAGCATTTAGATATACCAATTTATGTTAATTCAACACCAAGAGGAATATATTTTTGGAACTTATTGAAAATAGAACCAATTTGGGAAACGAATAGCAAGAATCCTGCTTCAACACATTTTAGCACGAGGCATAAAGTATCAAAAGAAGTTAGTTATTTATACATTGAACCACATAACATTTTAAAAGAAATATGAACAACATACAATTAGAATATTTAAAGCAAGTAATACTATCACAGTTATTATTAGAATGCAACGAAAATTTACGCTTTACAGTACAATACAAGCAACAAATTAAGAACAGAATAAACTTACTTAACAAAGATTTAGAAAGTGTCGTACATAAAGAATATACGAGTATTTATAAAACAGACCCTGAAATGACTACAAACATTTTAAGTAAGATTGAAAGTTTGGTTACAAAGTTAAGTACTTCAACACTTGATGAATTAATTATGATTGATGCAATAATTGATAAGTACAACGATAACAAAGAATGGTTTAAAGAATACGCTGAAGCTGAATTTTTAAAGATTGAATAATATGAGCAAGATAACACCACTACATTATATGACAGAATCAAGAGTTGATGTAATAGACTTTTGCAAAATGTACGATATGAATTTTAATCGTGGTAACATAGTTAAGTACTTGGCACGAGCAGGAAAAAAAGATAACGAACTTGATGACTTACGAAAGGCATTAAACTATTTGATGCGAGAAATAGAACATCACGAGAAACTTCAAGAACAATGGATTGAAAATAATAAGTAGGGTAACACCTACTTTTTTTATCTGTTAAAGTTTTGTTAAAATGTTAATAAGTAAAAAATAAGTTATATATTTGCTGAAACAATTAAACAAAACAATATGGAAACATTTAAGTATCGTGGTCAAGAAATACAAGTTGATTACCACACTGTGCCTGTAAAAGGTGAATTGGATGATGTTATTATTGGTTCAGTATTTTATGAAGGTACTGATATAACAATGATACTATCACAAGATGATGAACGTGAAATATTAGAAACAATTTACGATAAACTAAACAACTAATGAAAGCACAAGTAATAAGTGAATTGGATAGCTTAATTCAATTAACAAAGGATTTAGAAAACGTATATATTCAAAACAGATTACGTTACGTTAAAAAGTTATTACTTACTGATTGGAATGAATCAGATTTGTATTACCAAAAAATTAGAGAAGTATTAAAAGCAGATGAAACAATGAACAATTTAAACGATTTAAACATAAGATAATATGATAACAACATTTATAAATCAATGGGAAACAAAAAAACATTTATTAAAAGAATCTTTTGAAAAAAAAGAACCCGAATGTTATGAAGATATATATAAAAGATTATTTGAAATAGTAATTACAGAACCAATAATAACTTATAATAATTGGGATTGGAGCAGATATAAATGTATTGATGATGGTGATTATCAAGGAAACTATATTTTTATATTATGTGATGATTCTTATCAACCAAACATAGATAATTATATATTTACCAATGTAAGTTATGGTAGTTGTTCAGGTTGTGATACTTTTGAAGGAATTTATTATGATTATACTGAAGAAGAAAAAGATGAAAAAATAAGGCAATATATGTTATTAGCTTTACATATACTACAAGAAACAAAAACATTTAATAATTAAGATATGATAACAACATTTGATAACAAACAATGGGATAAAGAAGAAATCCTTGCTAATATGTACGATGATAGTTTTTATTATGGTTACTTGGGACAAAACGCATTAAGTAGTTCAAGTATTAAAACATTAATATCATCACCTAAAACGTATTACTTTACAACCAAATATGGTAGTGGAGAAACACAAGCGTTACGTGATGGTAGATTATTTCACACAATGATATTAGAACCTGAAAAGTTAGATGATATTATCTTTGTAGATGCAGCAACAAAAGCAAGTAAAGAATTTAAACTCGCAAAAGAAACAGGAAAAGAAGTTTACACTAAAAGCGAAAAGAAAGCTGCTGAACGTTTATGCGATGCTTTATTAAGAAACGAAGCAGTAAAAGAATACTTAACAAAAGCAGAATATGAAGTACCACAAATAGCAATGATTGATGGAATACCTATTAGAGCAAAAGCAGACATATTAAAAGGCAATACTATTATTTATTTAAAAACCACAACAGGAATAAAAGATTTTAGATACAGTGCTGACAAATATTCTTATGATTTACAAGCGTGGCTATATCGTGAAATGTTTGGAGTAGAAAACTTTGTATTCATAGCTATTGATAAAGGTAGTTTGGACATAGCAATATTTGAATGTAGTGAAGAATTTTACGCAAAAGGTAAAGAAAAGTTTGAACAAGGGGTAAGCAACTATAAATACTTTTTTCAAACGCAAGGTGTTGATTTAGACCAATACGTTTTAAGAGGTGTATTGTAATGTAATTTAAAATGGAACTAACAAAAGATGAAGCATTCGCAATGACACTTTATGATATATCACAAGGTGAAACATTAGAAACAATGCGATACGTTTTAAAAGACTATGAAGAACGTGAAGAATTTGAAGTTTGTGCAGGAATACATTTAGCAATAGAAGTAAGTTCGTTCCTTACATTAACTGCAGTAGTAGAAGAATTTAACCCAATAGAATTAGAATTAACATTTGATGAATTATGACACCAAAAGAAAAAGCAAATGATTTAGTAAAAAAGTATTACCATTTATTTTCAGTAGAATTAGAAAATACGATTGATTATAGAGAAGCAAAACAATGTGCATTAATAGCAGTTTATGAGATATTAAATGGTAGTAGATTGTTTTACTTTGAAGATTATAAATATTGGAATGAAGTCAAACAAGAAATTGAAAAGTTATGATAATAGAAAAAATAAAACAAGAAACAGGAATTGATGTAACATTAAAAAGTAGGAAACGTGAACAAATAGAAATGAAAACATTAGCATCATTTTTATTAAGACAAAAAGGTTTATCGTTTACTCAAATAGGAAAAGAACTAAACCTAAACCACGCAACTATAATACACCATTTAAAAATATACCCAAGTGTAAAACATTACAATCCACGAATTCAAGAAATAGAAAACATATTAGTTGGCAAGAAACCTGATTTAGTAGTTGAATCATTACAAAGAACAATCGAATTAAAAGACAAAGAAATAAAAGAACTTAATGCAAGAATAGCACAACTACAAACCAATAGGAACATAACACGTTTAATTGATTTGTTAGACAATGAAGACATACAAATGAAGTTTGAAGCATTTTTAACTATTAACGAAAAAGCAAGATATTATAAAAAATATGATTAATTATGAAAGTAAAAGAATTAAAAGAAATACTATTGAATTGTTTAGATGATGATGATGTAAATGTTTATTGTGACCTATACCTTGATGGATTTTATCATTGGGTAGAAATACAAAAAGCATACAGAGATACAATAACAGAAGACTTAATAATAGAATGCAAAAACTAAGATATGAGTAACTTACAAAGAATACAAAGAGTAATGAACTTCTATTATAAAAGAGGTTGCAATAAAGAATCAGTAAACAGATTGTATTATAAAATACTAAAAGATAAATTTAAATGACAAAAGAAACACTTATATTACTTCTTGAATACATAAGAGATAATTGTATTGAAACAAGTACAGGTTGGCAAATGAATGGTAAAAATTATTCAGATAAAGAAATAGTTTAACAATTTAAAAAGAAATAAGATATGAAAAAAACAGCAGTAGAATGGTTAATACGTGAACTTAATGAATATGGCTTAATAAATAAAGATATGCTCCCAAGTCATCCAATATTCAATAAAGCCAAACAACTTGAAAAGCAACAGATAATTGACGCTTATAAATATAGCACTTCTCAATTTTCAGTTGATGCAAGAATTGATTATCCAAAATCAGGAGAAAAATACTATAACGAAACATATAACAAATAAGATATGGAAGGTTTAGCAGGCGGAATAGCGGTAGTGATATTATTTTTAATAGTGCCAATATTAGAACTTTTAATTGATAGAATTTTTAAAAAAAAATAAGATATGACAGCAGTAGAAAAATTAGAGATAAGTTTATTAGGACTTATATCATTTGATTCTGAAGAATTAAGAGCAAAGTATAAAGAAAGAATTGCTAAAGCCAAAGAAATGGAAAACCAACAGCAAGAAGAAATAGGTTTAATGGAAATTGAGCTAAAGCACACTAAAACACTTTTAGCAAGTTGTGAGAAAGCGTTAGAGGATAGGAATAAACAAGACAAGAAAATGTATAGTGAGGAAGATGTTCGTGGAATGTTAGAAGATATGTCACGTTATGTTAGTACAAAAGAAATGAGAGATAATGTTGTTGATGTTGGTTATAGTGAATGGGTAAGAAAACGTGATTGGTTTGTAAATCATCTAATTAAACAATTTAAAAACAAATAAGATATGACAGCAGTAGAATTTTTAGTAGAAAAAATAAAACCTTTATATATTGGTAATTTTGAAATAACTTTTTTAAAAGAAATTAACCAAGCCAAAGAAATGGAAAGTCAACAACAAGGTTATAGTGAGGAAGAAGTTTTAAAAGCACAACAAGCTATATTATGTAATACAAAAGACGCTTTAATGAATGAAAATTATATTATTGAATACTTAAACAATTTAAAAACAAATAAGATATGAAAGAATTAGCAAAAAGAATTTTAATAGGGTGCATTGGTTTTGTGTTTATATATTTATTTGGTTCATTTTTCAATGTATCATTTGATATATCAAAGTGGGGTGAAGATTCAAGATTTTTTGTAATTGTTGGAGCACTTGCATTTATAATGTTAGCTACCTTGTCAGAATCTAATTTTAAAAACAAATAAGATATGGCAAATTTAATATTAAATTACGCACACGCACCAAAAGTTAATTATTTGTATATAGTTAATAATGATTTTATTGGCTTTGTAGAAAAGTTAAGTAAACAAGAAAAAGAAATACTTAAAGCTAAATTAATTTGGAAACGTAAAAATAAATAAGATGGGAGATTTTACAATGTGTAACGGAAAGAATTGCGATTTAGCAACTACCTGTTATAGATATAAAGCTGAACCAAGTTTATACAGACAAAGTTATTTTGTTGAAGCACCTATTGAAAATGGTCAATGTGATTACTATTGGGAAGTAGAAGATTAACAATAAGTAAAACCTATTATTTTTAAATTGATAATAAAGTTTTTCAATTATGGAAGATAAAAGAAAAGGTAATGGTGGTCATCCAAACAGTGGTCGTAAATCAAAAGCTGAAGAAGTAGCAATGATTGAAAAGTTAAAGCCATTAGAACCAAAAGCATTTGAAGCATTAAAGAAAGGTTTAGACAATGGTGACTTTAAATTTGTTCAGTTGTTCTACAATTACTATGCAGGTAAACCACGAGAAACAAAAGACATTACTTTGAATAGTGAACAACCATTATTCAATATAAGCGATTTATAAGACATTTAAGACACTTTTATGAGTGAATTTGTAGTTACTACTGCAATCAAAAAGATGTTGCGTTTAAACAAGCGTAAACGTATTATACAAGGTGGAACATCAGCAGGTAAAACTTTTGGTGTTCTGCCTATACTTATTGATAAAGCAATACGTGAACCTTTGCTTGAAATTAGTGTAGTATCAGAATCAATACCACATTTGCGTAGAGGTGCTTTAAAAGACTTCTTAAAGATTATGATGATGACCAATAGGTATCGTGATATTCAATTTAACAAATCAACTTTAAAGTACACATTTGCAAACGGAAGTTACATTGAATTCTTTAGTGTTGACCAACCTGATAAACTACGAGGTGCAAGACGTAATATACTTTACATAAACGAATGTAACAATGTACCGTTTGAAGCATACAATCAACTTGCGATACGAACAAGTGGTGATATATGGTTGGACTATAACCCAACTAATGAATTTTGGGTACATAGAGAGGTTTTAAAGGACGAAGATTCTGAATTGATAGTACTTACCTATTTAGATAATGAAGCGTTACCACAATCAATAGTAAAAGAAATAGAACTTGCAAAAGCAAAAGCAGTTGATAATGAATATTGGGCAAATTGGTGGCAAGTATACGGACTTGGTCAAGTTGGACGTTTAGAAGGTGCTTGTATTCCTAATTGGTCTGAAATAGAATTACCACAAGAAGCAAGGTTGTTGTGTTATGGTATGGACTTTGGATATAGTGTTGACCCAACAAGTTTAATTGGTTTATATAAATACAACGATGCCTATGTATTTGATGAAATCATTTATCAAAAAGGTTTATTGAATAGCGATATAAACAATCTATTAAAAGCAAACGATATTACTGAAATGATTTATGCTGATTCTGCTGAACCTAAATCAATAGCTGAATTAAGTGGTTATGGTAATATGATATTGCCTGTAACAAAAGGAAGGGATAGTGTTATTTACGGAATCAATTTAATGAATCAAAACAGAATATACGTAACAAGTAGAAGTAAGAACTTAATAAAGGAATTAAGAAACTACACTTGGATGCAAGACAAAGAAGGTAATACATTAAATAAACCTATTGATGCTTTTAATCACGCTATTGACGCAGCACGTTACGCATTTACTTCACAGTTAGAAAACCCACACAAAGGAAACTATTATATTTATTAATGACATACGGGGAAATCATAGCAACAATAGAATGCTACATTTATTTAAAGACAAATCAAAATGTATTGATAGCTATGCCACGTAATATAGGTGAAATAAAGAAAATGAAATCAATGTATGAAGTAGCTAAACAAGAAGTTGCTTATATGTTGCAAGTTTAATTATATTCATTTAAATATAATATTGCGTATTTTGTTGATTTTATATTCATTTAAATATAGTTGTAAATGTTAAAGTTTTGTTAAAGTTTGTAAAAAGTTTTTTATGTTCACAACTTTGTGTAATTTTACATCATCAAACAAATAGAAATTATGAGAACAATCACAGGAGTATTATCAGCATCAGTAGCAATGGCAAGTATCGATTATTTTGTACAAGCAGCATTTGCATTATTAACCTTTTATTTAATATATCGTGAACTTAAAAGCGATGAAAAATTGTCTGAATAATGGAATCACTATTTACCCAATAGTAATAGATGATACTTATTTTGTAGGCAAACGAAAAATCAATTACGTTAAAATAGAAATCAACGTAAATGGTGCAAAGAAATTAGGAAAAGATAAATACAAACAAGATGAAACACTAACACAAAAGGTGTTTGAATTATATGAAGTATTAAATTTAAAATTAGTTTAAAATTGGTTAGGAATTGGTAGTCAGAAATGGCTACCTTTTTTGTTTTATACAATTACCACTTTAATTAATTTTTAAAATAAAATATGAAAGTAGATATTAATGTTCCTGAATCTTTAAACGAAATTACTTTATATCAATATCAGAAGTTTGAAAAGCTGATACAAGATAATGAAGCAAGTCATTTTGTGAATCAGAAAACTATTGAAATCTTTTGTAACATTGAATTAAAAGATGTTGCTCGTATTCGTATAGCTGATATAGATGATTTACTTGCACATTTAAACAACTTACTACAAGCTAAACCTAAACTAACAAGAACTTTTAAACTTGGTGTGTACGAGTTTGGATTTATACCTAAACTTGAAGATATGACTTCAGGCGAATTTATAGATTTAGAAAACTATTTATCAAACACTGAAACCTTGCATCAAGCAATGGCAGTTTTATACAGACCAATTACATCAAAAGTAAAAGACTTATATACAATAGAAGAATACGAATCAAGTTACAAATACAGTGAGGTGTTAAAGTATATGCCTTTAGATATTGCACTTGGTTCTATGCTTTTTTTTTGGACTTTGCTCAACGATTGCGGGAACGCTTTGAGTCATTATATACAGAGCGAAGTGGAACAATCGGAACAAGCGAAGCAGGTTTTGGAAAAAAATGGGGTTGGTATCAATCAATTTACGCAGCAGCTCAAGGAGATATTCTCAAGTTCGATGCAGTTACCAAATTACCCATCACAACTTTAATGACTTGGTTAATGTTTGAAAAAGAAAAAACAGAAATAGAAATAAAAAACATAAAAAGAAATGGTATATAAAATTATAAAAGAAATTAAAGATGCGTTACTTGATGAACCATTTGTAAACACAGTTACCGAAGGTGATATATTTGCAGTTGATTTAAACAAACAAACAATGTTTCCTTTGAGTCATATCATTATAAACCAAGCTACACATCAAGGCAATGTGTTATCGTTTAATATAACCGTTTTATTAATGGATATTATAAACCAAAAAGATGATGACAACAAAGTTGATATTTGGAACACACAACTATTGGTAGCTACAAGAGTTTTAAACAGATTAAACAGGGGTGATTTGCGTGATGTGTTTTTTGAATTAACAGGAAATCCTACTTACGAACCATTCACTGAACGATTTGAAAACGATTTAGCGGGTTGGGCAATTACATTTGATGTATTAGTTAGAAACGATGTAACTATTTGCTAAATGCAAAATAAAGAACAAACATATAAATATTTAAATGACTTTGCTAAATACGTTATTCAGCAGAGTAGAAGTAATTTATCTAAACAAGGTAAGAACGTAGATAAAACATTATACAATTCATTAGATAGAGAAATTGAAGTTAGTGCAAATAGTTTTCGTTTGAGTTTCTTAATGGAAGATTACGGAGCGTTTCAAGACCAAGGTGTTAGTGGTACAAAAAGAAAATACAATACGCCATTTAGTTACAAAAGCAAAAGACCACCTTTAAAACCAATTACTGATTGGGTAACAAAACGTAGATTTCAATTCAGAAAAGAGAATGGCAAGTTTATGAGTTACAAATCAACTGCTTATTTAATTGCAGGTGGAATATTAAAGAATGGTATCAAGCCAAGTTTATTTTTTACCAAACCATTTGAAAAAGCATTTGAACGTTTGCCTGATGAATTAGTTGAAGCATATGGTTTAGATTTAGAACAATTTTTAAAATATACAATCACAAAATAATGAAAAAGATATTTATTCGTAGTCCGTACTTTATTGAAATAGATGAAGAAGACCAAACAAGTGCAAAGGTTGAATTATTCATTTGGAATAAATCAGAAGATAAACCAAGTACACCTACTTACACATTAAGTAAAAACATCGCAAGTTCAACACAAACTGCAATCAGTTGGAATATATCAAACTATGCAAAGGAGTTTATTAAACCAATTAAAGCAGTTTCTGTTTCAGTACCTACAGAAGAAAATTCTGATACTTGGTGTTTTATGCAAGTAATATCTTATTCAAATGATGTAGAGGTTAACGATGAAACATTTGTTTGTTTAAACGGATATACTAATTATTCGGGTGGTTATAATCAATACAATGATAACGCAGTAGTAGCTTTAGTAAATCAAACTATTAGGTTTCAAAAAACACCTTCGGTTGTTCCTTATGTAAATGTATTTTACGAGCAAGGTGAATACGAAATAATTGGTGGTGATACTTTAGTGGTTGATGAAGCTACTATGTACAAATTGCCTTTGACTGATGATTTAAATGGTGATGATTATTTTGAATATTATTCAGAAGAAATTTGTGAACCTAAATACACACCGATTACTTGTACTTATGTTAATCGTTATGGTGGTTGGCAATTCCTTACGTTCTTTAAGGCAAATATGCAAGGCATAGAGACAACTTCAAAAGAATTTAATATGTTACCATCCGCGGTTGATTATAATGTCTTACAAGGTCAAAGAAAGCGTTTTAACCAACAAGGTAAACAAACAATTAAATGCAACACAGGTTGGGTTACTGAAAACTACTTTGAATTAATACAAGATTTGCTTTTAAGTGACACAGTATTGCTTAACAATAAACCTGTAGTTGTAAAGAGTCAAAGTTCAGAATACAAAACAAGTTTAAAAGACAAGAACATAAATTACGAAATCGAGTTTGAATATAGCTTTGGCTTAATTAACGATGTAATATAAATGAAAGTAGCTTTATATATATACACACAATCGAATGAAAACGTTTCAAATGTAGTTACTTCTGATTTTAAAGCAAGAGTTTTAGCTGATGGTGGTAGATTTGAAGCGTTTGGTTGTTGTTTAGATGCAATACAATCTTTAGGTGGTTCGTTTGATGATGTACAAACTGCAAAGCGTATTGAATTATTTGAAGATGAAAAGATTTCTGTTACTTCATCAATTCAGAACGTTAACGATATTTCAAAAATATTCACAGATTACTCGCAAAGTTTTACAATTCCTGCAAGTGATAACAACAACGAAATATTTAGGCATTGGTACGAAAATAGTTTAGATGATGCTTTTGACCAACGCATAAGATATAGTGGTTATATTAAAATAGACACACAAACTTTTCGTAGTGGTAAATGGCAATTAGAAAGTGCAACCATTAAAAACAATCGTGTTGAAGATTATAAAATAACTTTCTATGGCGAATTAAAAGCATTGAGTGATAAATTTGGTGATGAGAAATTACAAGACGTTAAAGAATTAAACGATTACACAATCGAATATAGTGGTGAAGTGGTTGAAGAATTAGTTACAACTGCTTTATCAGCTTCACAAACCGATGTATTGTTTCCTTTAATTAGTTCAAAACGTACTTGGGCAGCAGGTAGTGATTCACCAACGTCAAGTGGTCATCCTATTGTTTACAACGAATTGTTTCCTGCAATTAAATTGCCTTTAATATTTAACGCATTTGAAACAAGATACAATGTAAACTTTAATGGTGTATTTTTAAACGATGAACGTTTTACAAAAGCATATTTGTGGCTTAAAAACAATGAAGCTGAAACGTACACAATGACCAATGCTGAAACAAGAATTGAAATACAAACAACTGAAAACGATGGTAACTTTTATGCTGATGCAATAAACAACACGGTTACTGCAGTAAAATTTGATGACAACGGAACGTTTACAGTTAACGTAACAAGTGCTACAAATTACGATATGACACTAACAGTTTACAAAGACAATGTATTCTTTGGGTCAATTCAAGGTGTAACCAATTCAATTAGCTATACGTTAGGAACTCAAACAGGTACAGGTGTATTTCATTTTACAATCAAGAAAGCATTTACCGCTACAACACCAACGTTTAACTATAATTATAACGCAAATAAATTCATTGTAAGCAACCCAATACAACCAAGTGATGGTTTAGTAGTTACGTTTTCAGATAGTGGCTCTATTGTAATGAATAACTTAATGGATTTGTGTGTTATTGCACCCGATATGAAAGTATCTGATTTCTTTAGTGGTGTTTTAAAAATGTTTAATCTAACTTGTTTTAGCACTGATGGAGTTAACTACACAATCGAGCAATTAGAAAATTGGTATTATTTAGGTGGAATAAAAGATTTTAGCGAATACACAACAACTGATTTTGAATTTGACAGAGTAAAACCATACAAAAAAATAGATTTTAAATACCAAAAGAACGAAAGCGTTTTAAATAGAACTTTTTACGATAAAAATGCTCGTGAATACGGTGATTTAAATTATTCTTTTAACAACGATGGTTCTGATTATACAATTCAATTACCATTTGAGAATTTGTTATTTAATAATTGGAATAATACAGTATCAACTACATCATTGCCACAAGTAGGTTATGCGTTTAAACCTGATTTAAAACCATTTAAACCAAAAGGTGTTATTTTATATTTTACAGGTGGTCAACCATTTGATGTTGATTGGCATTTTAGTGATGGTAGTGGGCATAATACATTTAATTATGCAAACATATTTGGTGCTGATGTAAACATAAACAGAAACGAAGTAAACACATTAAATTGGGGTGTTGAAACAAGTACTGTTTATTTTGAAAACATTTACAAAACTTTATTTGCAAATTACTATTTAGATTATTTAAACAATTTGTATTCTTTGAAATCAAGATTGGTAAAAGTTAAAATGCGTTTACCTTATGTTGAATTGTTGAATTTAAAATTAAATGACAGAATTGTAATTCGTGACAAACGATATATTATAAATCAGTTCACAACTGACTTAACAACGTTTGAAAGTGATTTTGAATTAATACAAGATTTTAGAAGTTTAAATTTCAATAATAGTTCGTTAAGAACAACCGATAATACGGTTAAAACTTTACGCTTTAATACAACTTCACCAATACCATTAACTTGGACAATACAAAGTGACCCTGATTCACTAATAACAAGTGTTACAAATGGTAGTACTTATGTTGATGTAGTTGTGAAAGCAAATATAGGACCCGAACGTATTGCAACAATAGTTAGTAATTTAAATGACCAAATAATAATAGTGCAAAATGCTTAAACTTATATTAGAAATGCTACCCTTGTTAAACGAACAAGATAGTGAAGCTATCGCAATAGCAAAAGGAAAATACAAAATACCCTCAAACATTAAAGAATTAAAACAAGCAATAAAATGGCAATTACAAAAACAATAGAAATTGATGTAAATACTCTCCAAGCAGTTGGTGGTTTAGATAACCTTTCAAAAGCACTTGAGAAAGTAGATTCATCGGCAAAAGGTGTTGAGGCAACATTTGAAGAAGTTTATGGTGATTTAAAACCATTGACTGCAAGAATGGGTGAAGCTGAAGATAGGCTTTATGAATTAGCATTAGCAGGACAAAGTGCAAGTCAAGAATACAAAGATTTATTAGCTTCTGTTGGTCAATATCGTAGAGTTCAGATGCAAACCGATATGGTTGTTGATGCTGCAGCAACTACGTTTGATTCAAAACTTGGCGGTGCATTACAAGGTGTTACTTCAACATTTGCGGGTGTTCAAGGTGCTATGGCTTTAACAGGTTCACAATCTGTTGAATTAGAAGAAGCATTATTAAAAGTACAAGGTGCTATGGCACTTGCCGAAGGAGTTCGTGGTATTCGTGAAGGTGTTACATCATTTAAAGCATTAGGCACATCTGCTAAAGCTGCATTAAGTGGTATTAGAACAGGAATAGCTGCGACGGGTATTGGTTTATTATTAGTTGCACTTGGTGGTATTGTTGCTTATTGGGATGATATTAAAGAAGCGGTTAATGGTGTAAGTTCTGAACAAGAAAGTTTAAACGCAAAAGTACAAAGTAATTTAGAAGCTGAACAAGCTAAATTAGACACAATAGGCAGTCAAGACAACGTTTTAAAACTTCAAGGTAAAAGCGAAAAAGATATTTTAAAAATCAAATTAGCACAAACCGACCAAGTTATAAAAGCTACTGAAGCACAAATAACACAAAACGATATAACTGCTAAAGCACAAATTGAAGCTGCACAACGTAACAAAGATATATTAAAAGGTATTTTAGATTTCCTTTCAATTCCTTTTCAAACTGTATTAAAAACCATTGATATGATAGGTTCTGCAGTTGGTAAAGATTTTGGTTTATCTGAAAACTTCACAAAGTTATTGGACAAAGGTGCAAGTTTAGTTTTTGACCCTGTAGCAGAAAAAGCAGCAGCAGAAGCAACAAGAAAAGAAAGTTTAAACGCTTTAAACAAACTTAAAAACGACAGAGCAGGTTTAGTATTGTCAATTAGAAACATAGACAACCAAGCATCAAAAGAAGCATCTGATAAGCGTAAAGAAAATGCTGATAAAGAAATGCAAGATGAATTAGACAAACTAAATAAGCAATCAGAAATACTTGCACAAGGTCGTGAAATAAATAATCAAAACAACGAAAAGGTATTAGAGGATTTAAAAGCGTTTGGTCAAAAGAAAAACGAAGAATTACAAAACCAAATTAACACCCAATTAAACGCAACTAAAGCAGCAAGTGAAGAAGAATTAAGAATTGCACAAGCTACTGCTGATGGTAAAAAAGCTATTGAAGAAGCATCTTTTGCGGTTGCAGAAAATGGTCTTGGTTTATTGAAAGGATTGTTTGCTAAAAACAAAGCAATTCAAAAGGGTGTTATATTAGCTGAATCTGCTTTAGGTATTGCAAGAATTGTTACATCAACACAAGCTGCAAACGCTGCTGATAGAGCTGCTGCTGCATTAATGGGTCCCGCAGGTGCTGCTTATTTAGCTACAAAGTTAGTTATTAATAAAGTTGGTGCAGGTATTGGTATCGCATCGAATTTAGCTGCTACATCAAAAGCATTAAACGCATTAGGTGGTGGTGGTGCAAATGGTGGTTCAGGTGGTGGGACAAATAGCGGTCCAAGTGGTTCTGCTGCAATGCCAACCCCTACATTTAACGTTGTAGGTAATAGTGGTGTAAATCAAATTGCACAAACATTAGGTAGTCAACAACCCGTTCAAGCATATGTAGTTGCGAACAATGTGACAACCGCTCAAGCATTAGACAGAAACATTATTCAAAATGCAAGTATGGGATAATGTAAACAAATTTGTTTATATAAAAAACAATTTAACAAATAATTAATTTTAAAAATAAAAACATAATGAATTTAATTGAACTTATTATAGACGATAAAGAAGAAATGCAAGGTGTAGATGCCATCAGTGTGGTTGAATCACCTGCTATTGAATCTGACTTTATTGCATTGAAATCTGAAGAAGTTAAACTTGCTGAAGTAAGTAAAGAAAAACGTATCTTAATGGGTGCAGTTTTAATTCCTGAAAAGCCAATTTACCGACGTAATGGCGAAGATGAATACTATATTTATTTTTCAAAAGAAACGGTGGTAAAAGCATCGCAGTTGTTTTTAAAGAAAGGTAAACAAGGTAATTCTACATTAGAACATCAAAAAGCTATTGAAGGTTTAACTGTTGTTGAAAGTTGGATAGTTGAAGATTTAACTAAAGACAAAACTGCATTATATAATTTAAGTGTTCCTGTTGGTACTTGGATGGCAAGTATTAAAGTTGACAACGATGAAATTTGGAACGATTACGTTAAAACAGGAAAAGTAAAAGGTTTCAGTTTGGAAGGACATTTTGCTGACCAATTAGAAAAGAAAAAAGAATTAAGTAAAGTACTTACTGAAGAAGAAGAACTAATTGAAAAGATAAAAGAAATCATTTTAAAAACTGAATTAGAATCTTACACTGATTATCCTGACGCAGTTAGTAACAATGCAAAAAGAGGAATTGAACTAAACGAAAAAAATGGCAATAAATGTGCTACACAAGTTGGTAAAGTTAGAGCGCAACAATTAGCAAACAAAGAACCAATTAGTGAAGAAACTATTAAACGTATGTTTTCTTATTTAAGTAGAGCAAAAGAATATTATAATGAAAACGATACTGAAGCTTGTGGTACAATAAGCTATTTATTATGGGGTGGTGATTCTGCTTTAAGTTGGTCTGAACGTAAATTAAAAGAATTAAATAAATAAATATGAAAGCTACAAAAAGTAAAACAAGTCCAAAAGGTGGAAACAGAGGTTGTCTTTGTAAAGATGGCACTTACAAAAAAGAATGTTGTAATGGTGATTTACAAGCACAAGGTGTAGGTGCTACACTTTCACAAGGTGGTGAATCTTTAATTACTATTGTTGATGGAACAAGAACTATAGTAAGAAATAACGGATAAATAACTAACTAATAAATATAAAAATGAGTACATTAAAAAACGTAGCAAATAAGCTATTTAAAGTAGAATTAGAATCGCACAAAGTAGATTTAGCTTTAAT